CACGGCGGCCTTGATGGTCTCTTTGCGGATATTGAGGTCGGTTTTGTTGACCTCGGCGGGCGTCCCGCCGTTTATTGCCTCGGCGTCCAGTAAGGCAGCGGCCACCCCTCGCCAGTATTCAGGTACGTCCTTGAGGTCGGCATAGATGGGATTGACCTCGTTGTAGACCTCCGCCACCACTTCACGGATTAGGGGGCGGAGCTCCTCGGCCACGACCTCCCGGAGGGCGGTCTTGATCTCTTCCTTTGTCACGGTGTAGTCCTCCTCTTCGGTATATTCATATTCGATGTACGGGAGCTTTCCCCACTTTGTCCAGCTCCGGGCATTATGGCCCGTCTTGGCTCCCACGTTCTTGACGGCGGTGATCTGCACCCGGTTCTCAAAGGCAGGGGAGGACTCCACGGCGAGGCCGTCCCCGATATATACGCCGATATGGCCGGGGATCCACACGACCGCCCCGGGAACGATCTTTGAAAAGTCGGTTGAGGACTCCGGGCAAATTCGGATCATGGTGTCGGCTCCTATGTCCGGGCAAGCTCCGGCGAGAACGGCGGCGGTCGTGGGGTAAATGGCCCCTCCGTAGACCTCTGAGGCAAGGCCCGTCCACCCCCACAAAATCCCCTTTATGAGGTTCACACAGTCAAAGCCATAAACGGGCGGGGTCTTGTCTGCGGCGGCCTGGATCATGGCCGTCCGGGCGGGGCGGCGGTTGTACTCGTGGTTATTGCAATACCGGGTCACGTTGCCCCCGGTCATGGGGGCCCCAAAGCACCCCATGACGTAAAGGGTCTTGTGATCTTCTGCGACCTCCCGGACTCGGGCCACGAACTCCGAGGCGGGCATTTTCCCGGTCACACTTCCACCCCCGCCCCCCGGAGGATTTCACGAATGGAGGCGGCCTGGTAACTGTCGGCCTCCGGGCCATTCAGGGCGGCCACGATGGCGGCGAGGATCGAGGCGGCATTGTCCGGGGGCGGTTTGAGTTCCTTCTCCGGGGTCATGGGGGCAGCGGCTACGGCCTCCGGCTCCTCGTCCGGCACGTCCTCCATGATTACGTCAATGGCGGTCTGGATGGCCTCGGCAGAGTGGCCGATGGAGGCGGCGTCGAGGCGGCCCTCTGTAACGATGTAGGCCACAGCGGAGGCGGTGGCGGTGATGGCTCCGGCCACGGTGGCGATCTCCGCCTCCCCGGCCCCCATGATGGCGGCGAGGCCGACGACCACCCCGGCAAGGGCGACCCAAAGTTTACGACTGGTGAGCTTTCTTTTGATGGTGTCCATAAATATTTCCTCCTTTTATTTTTTGGGAGTGTCGCCCGTCTCGGGCTCCTCTCCCTTTTTCTCGGTGGTGCATTTGAGCTTTTCAATGACCTTTTGCAAAAACGAGGGCACTTTTACACCCATACGGGCCACATTTTCGGTGATGGAAATACACTCGTTGAGGGTGATCCAGACGGTGACGAGGAGGCCGAAATAATAGAAATTGACCGAGGGCCACCCCAGCATTTCAGCGGCGTAATGGATTACCCAGTCGACCACGATCCCCACCACTACGAGGAGAGCATAGCCCACTTTCTTGATGATCCCCACGATCCCCACCCGGGAGGAGAGCTTGTTCGTGATCCAGGCGGCAGCTACGCCGGAGAGCCAGTCGCACAGCATAGCAAAAAAGAGAAGGACAGCCGGGAGGGCGAGGGTTTGGCAGTAGGCAGCGGCGAGGGCAAGGGTAGTAGAGAGTACTGCCTTGAGGCCGGTCGGCGTGGTGTTGGGTGTCATTCCACCACCTCCCACCCATAAACTCCGGGCTCCCACGCATTGTTGTCAACGGTGGAAATCCACCGTTTCCCGTTGTGCGTTACCTTGTCCCCGGTGTTATATGCGTCATGCGCCCCCACTGGCTGGGCCCATGTAGGGAACTCCTCGGCGGGGTCTGCGATCTTCACCCACAGAGAGGGGGCCACGTCCGGCGTCCAGTCGCTTTGTGAGGTGTGGGCGGAAATGCAACGGTAGATGACGCCCTCATAGCGGCGGATTTCCCCGGCCTTGAAGTCGAGGGGATAGGCCCACTCTGCGAACTGCCGGGAGTTCTCCGTAATCGTCACGTCGTCAATCTGGCCCGCTTGGGCGAGGGTGACAAAGGTAATGGCGGCCACATTGGGGGCGGCGGCCAACGCCTCAGCTTGGGCCCGCTCCGCCTCCTTTTCCGGTGTGGTGAAAACTTCTCCGCTCCCGGCAAGGTAGAAATATAATAATACCACGGGAAAACGGACTTGTCTCTACACGTTTTTTTCAATTTCAGGTGGAGCCCAGCGCACCGGCCCCAAAGTAGAGCACGGCAAAGGCGGCGACGCCCCTATTCTTGAGCGTGTAGACGGTGGTGGCGGAGGCGTAGTTGAGGCGGTCTGCGATCTGTTCCTTTGTGGCCTTGTCGATGTACCACGCCCGGAGGACGGCAGCCTCGGCCTCTGGGAGCTGGTCGAGGGCTCGGTCTATACCCTCAATGGTGGCTTGAGTGGTAGCAATCTCCCGGTCGAGCTCGGCCAGTTCCACGCATGACGAGAGGGTGTCGTTCACCCTGCCCTCCGAGATATAGGGGCGAGTGGTGTCCGCCGTCCTCATGCCTTGAGGCCGTCCTCGCAAGAGCACGGCTTCTTTTCTGGCTTTGAGATTTTCAAGGGCCCGGTCAAGGTCTGGTCGGGCAGAGAGCGTCCTCTCCGCCGACTTGTAGTAATTTATCATCGACAACGCCTCCTTGGTTCAGATTTTAGACGCCCCCCCCCGCATTTCCGGGGCTGTGGCCCTCATAGGGCCATCCCTCCGTGTCTGTATTCCCGGCTCTGGTTGTATCTGTGCTTTGCCATGACAACGGCGTCAATGTCCACTCCGAGGGCCTCCATGAGGTCGAGGGTTCGGAGGAGCACGTCGGCAAGCTCTACCGCCACCCCCTCCGGCTTGCAAGAGCCCGGGACTCCCGGCTCGGATGGATGGCCCACCATTTCACAGTCGGAGGAAAAGGCGCACCCTTCCGGGCCGAGGGCGCACGTTCCATAAACGAGCGGCTTCCCGTCCCGGTATTCCTCCAACGCCTCCGATACCTCCGCATGGATCAGGCAAAGGGCCTCCGGGATGGAGGGTGGCTTTTCCCACCACCCATGAGCGACGGCGTTGGCGTGGACTTCCTTTGCGAGTCGGTTTATGTTCATTTCCCTTTCTCCTTTTCTGGTGAGGGTTGGTTGTAAAACTTTACGCATTTACAAGGCTATAAAAGGCCGATTTATTCAATCGGTCGGGGAGGCCTTTTCCGGGCCTTCTTCTTGGGCGGCTCCACGACATACTTAAAATAAAGGTATCCCCAGCTATTCGAGGACGCCTCGACAAGGATATAGCCCTTTGGCGGCCTGGGCGGGCGACTCTCGGTATATTCCCGCTTGATTTCGGTCGGCTCCTCCCGCTCCGGCTTCCTTGCGTTCCGGGTCTGCTTCCAGCGGTGGCCCCCTTGCTCCGGCGTCCAGTGGTCGAAAAGGTAATTTGCGAGGCCGGTATAATCTTGACCGTAGTCCTTGCCGTCGTAATAGTTGTGTTCCCTGAGGTTCTCGATCCTGATAATGGGCCCGAGGCCCCACTTCTTGAGAATGGCGTCCTTTGGGACTCCTTCACTCACCATGTGGAGGTGTATCCGGGCGGTGGACTTGCCCCGGCCCATGTAGACAAAGATTACGGCGTCGGGATAATCATACTTGAGGCGGCGGACGTAGAGGTCTGCAATATGGTCCGCCTCGTCGAATGTATGTACCTCATGCTCATTATCAAGGGTCAGGGTGCTATATAAAGAGGTAGGGGAGAAATTCTCGTTGAAAAGTTCGTTGTGCTTCCTCCGAGAAATAGCGATTTTGTGGGCCTCCCGCTCCGCTTCGTTCTTAAACCTCGGCCTCGGCTCTGCCTTGTCGAGGTTTTTCAAGCGGTCAGGGATAGAAAAAACGATCTGCTCACATACCACCCCGGAGAATATTCGCCTTTTTGCTCGTCTCATGGCAAAAACCGCCTTTTTTCTTGGGCCGTGGCCCTTGCATTTTTGCCCAGTAGGTGATATTATATATAAGGTATAGCAATCGACCTTCTGGCGGTTGTGCCCCCGACGCTCTCGTCAAGCGTCGGGGGCTTTTTCTATTTCGTAGATGGCTTGAAAGATGGGAAAGAACATGGGCGGGACTACGGCATTTCCGAGTCCTTTAAGTCTGTCCACCCGATGGGAAATCCCATAAGCCACTCGACCCACGTCGGGTTCAGTTGCCCACCACCCCCCGAGGCCATACTCCGGCGTTCCTCCTCCGTGATCTGGCCGGATTTTTCCAAATCCTTGAGTTGCTTGTAATTCCCCGCTCCGCCGCACAGCCCCGCCCCGGTCGTCGGGGTTGGGTAGAGGCGGACGGCGTTTGCAAGCTGGCCCGTGTGGTTTTTCTTGTGCCCCTGCCTCGTGAGGTGTTGGAGGCTGTTCGCCCCCTTGTGATCCCTCGCCGTTGGCGTGGGCCAAAAAGCCGCCTCGGCTGGGTTTTGAGCCCTGCCCGCTCGGAACTTTTTCGTCCTTGGTCTCATGCTGGCGGTTGGAGTGCCCAACAATGACGCACCGATCCCGTCTATGCGGGGCGTCGACGGCGCAAGCTGGAATAATAAACGCCTGGACGGTGTAGTTTTGGGCCTCCAAGTCAGAAAGCACTTGGTCGAGCTCCATACTGACGATCCCAACAACATTTTCACCAACGACCCAAGAGGGCCGGATTTCCGATATAACTCGGAGCATTTCAGGCCAGAGGAAACGGTCGTCATTCTTGCCTTTTCGCTTCCCGGCAGTACTAAAAGGCTGGCATGGGAAGCCTCCCGAAATAACGTCAACTGTTCGTAGGCCAGTTCTTTCATAAAAGCCCTCCTTTGTCAGCGTCCGTATATCCCGCCACCTTGGAACGGTGGGCCAATGCTTTTCGAGGACTTTTGTCGGGTAGTCGGCCCATTCACATTGTCCTACCGTCTCAAAGCCCGCCCACTCGGCAGAGAGGTCAAGGCCCCCTATCCCGGAGAATAGGGAAAGATGGGTAAGCCCCCCCCCGCAATTCTTGCGGTCATACATTGTTTCTCCTTTTCTGGTATCAAAATAAATCGCTTTTCACACCCAGTCCTCCTCACGGCTCATGTCTTTTTTGGGGATGGGCGTTTGAATTTTATACCGAGCCCTCGGGGTCGTTCTCTCTAACTCCACACGGGAAGGAAGAAATATTTTGTCGGAGGTTCCGTCCCTCATACGCTCGTACCTTTCCCATGACTGGATGGCTTGCTGATGGCGGATTTCCTCTTGATCGGCGAGGTAGTCCTTGAGCACGGCCCGGAGGAGGTAGTAGAGCACCGGGATGGCGAGAAAGAGGTATTCTCCTCCGATGGCCTCATAGCCCCGCTCCCGGAGAGCGTGGGCTTGTCCCACAAAAAAGAGGGCAGCGGAGGCGAGGATCACGACCACGGCCTCAATGGCCCGGAAGAGGGAGGAGCGTCGTACGATTAGCGTCCACCCGCCCACGACCACCTTATACCGGGTTGGAGCGTCCTTTGAGCGTGAAATTGTCATGCCATGATTTCCCCTTTTACGAGCTTAAAAGACTCCCGGAGAATCTTCTCTCCCCGGTCTGCCTCAAAGGCCACGATACAGAAGCGGCCCTCTGGGTGGATATATACGATCCGCCCCGGTTTTGGAGCTGTTGGTTTTCCTTTCTCTCCGCTTTCCGCAAAAACGGGGCGGAGGAGGACTCTGTCTCCCAGCTTTACCATGTCACAAGCCCCCTTTCTCGCATATCTCGACGATATGGTCGCATAAGGCCCGGGGTATGATTGACCTCTCCATAGCGCCCTTGAGTCCCTGCGTTCCTGTTTTTGCTCCCCGAGGAGCCCGCTCGTGGCAAGGGTCGCCATTGTGGCACATTGGCAAAAAATCCGGGTCTGGGTGATTTGTCCATATGTCGGTCGGCTTCATCCTTGTATCTCCGTATTTGCAATAGGTCACAGTGTACCGAGGGAGCCCGCTCATAAAATCCATTTTTCTCATGCCGCCCCTGGGGTTTTCGATAAACCAAAACCTCGGAGAGAGGGCCATTATGAGGCCGTGGACGTGGAGGTTCACCCGGTCGCAAAACTTCGCATAATCTGAGACGGCGTCGAGGTTTGTACTGCCCCCCCCCCGCAAGTCTTCTGTGGTGGCTTATTGCCGCTATGCTGTACGTCGTGCAATCCGGGGAGGCCCATATAACGTCAGGTCTACCGAACTTTTCCAGTACCTCGGCAGCGGAGAGGGTGAGAATGTCTTTGTATAAGTTTATGTTCTCAAAACGCTTGTCCCACTCTACGGAAAAAACCTCATGTCCTCTGGTCTCAAAAGCCTTTCCGATAGATCGGGTTCCGGCGAACAATTCAAGGACTTTCATCTTGCGCCCCCCACTGTGCCCGGAGGGTGCTCATGCGGCAAATGGGCTCCCCGCACTCTTGGCAATAAGCGATTTTCCCTTGTTCTATGGTCGCCTCGTCATACATTTCATAGTTTTCTTGTTCTTCGCCGTCAAATCCGATGTTGTGGATCACATTTCGATATACCGTTTTCGTGAAAATGCCCTCTGTACTCCCACAGTGTGGGCAACGAGTGATTTTCTTTTTCATGTCCTTGCCTCTTTGGTGGGGTAGACAAGGCGGCCCAGCTCATCAAAGGCCAGGATTTCCACCTCCGGGCTGAGGATCAATGCCCCGGCTTCAAGTCCACGCTCCACCTCTTTCTTGAAGATAAGCACTTCCTCACGAGGTAGAAGTGCTCCCGGCTTGAGAATGAGTAAAGGTTTCATCGGTCTACCTCCCCGCCGCCGATGGCCGGGAGAAGGGGCGGCATGAGTCCCGACCGATAACTCTCCTCTACCTGGGGGAGGACGTATTCCCCGACCGTCCGCCCGTCAGGGAGGACAATGTCGGAGAAGAACTCCCGCTCGAAAATGGAAATCCCGGCCTCCACTGCTTCGAGCTTGGCCTTTACCACGAGAGCCAGAGCCCGCCACCGTTGCCGGACGGCTTGCTCGTATGCCTCCTCTTGCTGGGCCGGAGAACGGATGGTTCCCCGGGTGGGGGTATGGGTGAACTCCCGGGCCGACCGATCCGGGAAAGGGACGGAGAGGCGGACTTGCTTCCCATTGAGGACAAAGCCGATCATTCCCCGGCCCTCCGCCCAGGCGTAGGCGAATTGAGTCGCCCCGTACCGGGAGAGCGTCCGCTCGATCTCGTCCCGGGAGCGGGAGGAGGAAACGGCGGTGTTTTCTGCATATTTAGGCATTTCCTCTCCTCCTCACACATACCATTCCCCGGCAATTCGGCGGGCTTCAAGGGCGGCGGCATTATCTTTAAGTATTGCGTCGGTTTTTCCTCTCTGGCTTTTCGTATCTAGGGCGTTCACGATGAGGGAGCACAGCTCCTCATGCTCCTTTTGGAATTTTTTGGTCTCCTCCCTCAACCGCCGCTCGAAAAATTCCTTTTCGTTCTGGTAGACCCGGAAAAGGTCGTATTCTTCCGGCGTCATTTTGACGGTTATCTCCATAAGGCCCTCCTTACTCCCCGGCCTCAAGGTCGCAAGACTTGACCTCACTCCGGGAGACCTTGATCTTTCCCTTGGTGCTCACGGTGAGTTTTGCCTTGCACCGGCCCCGGACGTTGATAGTGGCGGAGGAAATGGGCCCGGTGGCAATCAGGGCGGCGATCTGCTCCAAGAGTTCCACGGCGGGAGCGTCGGCAAGGGGGACAAAGCCCAGTTCCTCGGCCCTCTCGCCGAAAAGCTGACGTACCCGGTCTTTTGCGTCCTCCACCTGGGCGGCCCGCCTCCGGGCAATCGTGGCGGAGGTACACTCGCACAGCTCGGAGGCGGCCTCGTCGGCGGCCTCTTGGGTGTCATAGGCTTGGCCCAGCTCGGCGGTCTGGCCGCAATACTTACACGCCCCCGTTGTAAATTTTGCCGTCAGGAGACCGGCGTCGATGGCTTGGGCCGTGTCCTTGTCAATGAGCTGGAGGGTGAGGAGCCAGTCTCCCCCGGCCTCCGTGTAGGTGGCGGCCACACTCTCCACCCGAGCATAGCGGGCGGCGGCAGCGGTGGGCATGGAGACGGGGGAGTTCCATTTCCCGAGGTCTTTCTCCTGTTCCTCGTCGAAATCAGCCCGGAGGAGGAAGTCTTTGAGGCTTACGCTTTCGTCCTCGTTGTACCGCCACGGCTCCCGAATCATAACGGCGTCCCCAGGGCGGACGGGAGGAACGAACTCGTCGGCGGTAATGGCCTCACCGTCCGGGCCCTTGATATACCATGCCCCGAGGGTATTCAGGGCAAATACCGCACCCTCCACATAGGGTGGGGCGGGCTTTATAGGCTTTGTGATCGTAAGGGCCCCGAGGCTTTGGAGTTCCCGGGCGTCCTGGGCGGTCAAGATAAGGTCTTTCATGGTATAGCAATCTCCCTTCCGTCTTATTTTTTGTTCGCTTCTTCAAATCCCTTTTTTACGGCTTCGGTGATAGCCTTTGCCGCAATAAAAGCCGGGATTCCGTGCTTTGTCATGGTCTCCATGAGGTTCATAACGATAATGGAGAGTAGGGCGAGGAGGGCACCCCCATGGCCCGACAATGTCGTTTGGACGCCGTCTGTGCCCTCTTCGTGAACGGAGTGAATTTCGGCACGGGCTTCATGTAGGGCGTTCAACGCCCCCCCCCCCCC